ACCAGGTCTATCTCAAGGAAACGACAATATGGAAGGTTTCAAAAAGGAAATTATGGCTGTGTTAGGCGAGATCAAAGACAAAATTGATGCCGTTGTAGCAGACCAAGAAGAAATGAAAAAGAAGGTATCCAAATTCGCTAAAGAACCAGCGGGAGAACCTTTGAGAGTTGGCAAAAACCAAATCCAAACTGAATTAAACCAAGCGAAAGATGATTACATCTCTCAATTAGTTAGTATCAGACAAGGTTCTAAAAAATAAATTAAAAATAAAAACAAAAATTAAAAGTTATGGCAAACAAAAAATACGACTTTAATTTTAACTTGAGTTCGCTATCAACCTATACGGATGAAGTGGGTGGTGAGTTAATTAGACGTGCAATTTTGGAAAGTGAAACGATTAAGCTAATTAAGGTTCAACCAGGGGTGAAGGGGAGCCAAGCGATCAATCTGTTAAACTCAAATCTTGAAGTTCAAGATGGAACTTGTGGATGGTCTCCATCAGGTTCAACAATTTATACTCAACGCGATATTACCGTGTGCCAGTATAAGATAAACGAAACATTATGTCCTGCGGACTTAAACAATTATTGGTTAGGTCAGTTATTGACTCCTGGCTCAACTCCAGAAACAGTGCCCTTCGAGGCCCAGATTTCAGAGCTTAAGGTGGCACAGATTTCTCAATATGTGGAAAACCAGATTTGGGGTGCTTCTTCAGCTACAACTTGTTTCTCTGGATTCAAGCAATTAGTTAGAGGAGTAAGTGGTACAACTGCTGATACTCAAACAGTAACTGGTGGTATCGTAGTACCAGGTCAATCACCAATCGCTTCAACTACAGCATTATCTCAAGTAGATAACCTTATTGAGGCAATCCCTGATGATGTTGTAAATAGAACTGACTGGGTTGTGTTTATGTCTCATGCGAATTATCGTAAGTACCTTATCAATTACAGAACGGCGAATTATTACCACTTCAATCCTGAAGGGTCTTATGAAGAGTTCAAGACATTCCATCCAGCAACGAACATTTTAGTTCATCCAGTAGGAGGTTTATTAAACTCTAACCTTATTATGTTAGCTCCGGCCGGCTATTTAGTGGCAGGAGTCGATCTAATGAGCGATATGGATAATCTTAAGATGTTCTACTCTGTAGATTTCGACGAAGTAAGATTAAGAAGTAATTTCAAAATCGGGGTTCAAATAGCTTGGCCTAATTTTGTAATCACAAATGGTTTAACATAAATAAACGGACTTGAAAAGTCAAAAAATTAAAAAACAAAAGTTATGAGTTTTTCATCTTGTTTTACAAGTAGTTCTATATGTAAAGGTTGTAGAGATGCTGTCGGTGGTATTAAAACCGCTTATGTTGTTGCTGGTTGTGTAACTGGCATCACACAAAATGCAGATCAAGAAATCCTTACAGTAGGTGCTTTAAGTGGAACTGTATATCAGTTCCAAGTTGAAAAGAATACATCTAACTTTGTTGAGACAATCCAAGCGAGTTTAGAAAATGGTACTGTGGTGTATAATCAAGTTGTTAATTTAGTATTCCTAAAATTACAACAATCTACAAGAAACCAAATTAAACTCTTGGCTCAAAATACCAACTTAAAGGTATTTGTTGAGACAAATGAAGGTGATATATTCTATTTGGGAGAGGACTTCGGTCTTGCTCTTCAAACAGGTACAGCTGAAACTGGTACTGCTTTCGCAGACAGATACGGATACACGGTAGTCCTTGAAGGATTTGAGAAAGAACCAGCTAAATTATTAGCAGGGTCTCTATCATCTACTTTAGTAGGATTATCTTTATCAAGTTGTCCTTGTTAAAAATAATAATAAGGGGGAGTTCGTCTCCCCTTTATTTTAGCCACTCAAAAAATTATGGGTAAAAATATAGACAAAAGATTATGGGGTGTTTTAGGGAAACAACAAACCTATTTCTCACCACAAAAACAAGTTGAAGGAAAAACTAAAACTCCTTTGAACGCTAATGCGTTTGATAGTTGGGATGCAAAGAGATCAAGATTCAAGAGAATTGATGGTTATGATATTGGTGATGCCGTACAACAGGGGGGAGTTGTTCCACAAGTTTCATCTACACCTATTATTACCACTCCCACTCCAACTCCAAGTATTACTCCTTCTTCAACTCCAGAGATTGATTGTATATGGAATTTAACAGATGAGAATTGGGAGAACAATAGTAATGATTGGAATGTATGTGCTCCTGTTCTTACACCAACTATGACCCAAACAAATACACAAACACAAACTACCACTCCAACTCCGTCTATCACACCAACTAATACAAACACACCAACAACTACTACAACGAGCACACCTACCCCATCAGCACCATCATTCAATCCATTAACTCTTAATCCGATGATTTGGATTGATTTTAACGATACTTCTACTTTAAGCTTAAGGTCAGGTCAATTCGTTCAATCGGTATCAAATAAGGGTAACTGGACTTCATTTACAGGGTTCTCACAAACAACAGCAGCTATTCAACCAAGTTGGTCTGCTTCAACGATGGGAACAGGTATGAGTGCGGTTACAATATCAAATGACTTTTTACAAGCACCGAGTAACCTAACAGGTTCAAGTTGGAATACATTTGCTGTTATGAAATATGCTGGAACTAATCCATTTGGTTTGATTTCAATAAATGGAGGAGGTGGAAGAGCGTGGAGCAATTTATATCCTGAAAGGAATAACTCAAGATATGCTAACTATCGTATTGATACAGCAGGATTTGAATATAGAGCTAACTTTACAGGATTTACAGGATTTAATACTACTCACATAGCACAGGGTTATATGAGTAATTCAGCGACCACAATTGTTGATTATATGACTGTAAATAATTCAGGATTGACTGAAACTATTACAAGTAATAGTGTTCCAAGCACAGGATTTCCTGGTTCAATAACATCACCTGTATTTAGAATTATAAATGTTGATGAGTTCCAAACACCAATATCTGGTGAAATAGGTGAGATTTATATGTTTGATAAAGAACTTACATCAACACAACAAACAAACCTAATAAACTTCTTGAAAACTAAATGGGGAATAGCTTAATATGAAAGGATTTATCAAATACGGAGAACAAGAGGCTCAACAGGCATTAGACCTTATCAATCAAATAAACGATTGTTTGGGATTACCTGCTGGTGATACTACCACTTGGGATAGAACGACTGCGTTGTGTTCTTTGGATGGATCAAGTGCTTATACGGAATTTTGGGGTTATGTGGTTAAAATTGATACAGACCAATTAGCCGATTGTTTAACACCACAACAAGTGGAGAACATAATTCAACTACCAGAAGGATTAGGTGTATGTGGAAGTAATCAAATAATAAATTAAAAAAAAATATAACTTATATGTCTAACTTAACAGGACAACAAATTAAAAATACCTATCAAGGTTTATTAAAATTAGCCGATAGTTCAACAGGTATTACATCGTCATTCCAATCAATCCAAGATGGTCTTGGTAATGATACTGGTTCAAAAATTGCCATAAACCATTTTGATGCACCTAATGTGTTCTCATCAAATTATTTGATACCACAATATATGGGGTCAGGTTTTCAAATTGGAGCAGGAACACAATATGCTGCAGGAACACAAAATATTATACAGGCTTCTCCATTTTATGATAATGGTGTATTCGCTTATTCTGCGATGAGTTATTATTTGGGAACAGCAACTTCATCAAGTGATACTTGTGAAGCAGCAATTTATTCAGCACAATATGTTAATGGTGGTGGATTACATCCAAAAGATGTAATCATTTCAGGTTTAACAATAACAACAACAGGATCAACAGGAATAAAAACAATTTCTTTCCCATCAAATATTTCTATGAGTGGAATAGGATCTGGTGCTTATTTCGTTGTGTTTAAGGTATCTAATGGTGGAGTTCAACCAACATTTAGACCAGGTGCGGGAAACACTTATGCGGGACAAGCACAAGTATTCTACGGACAAGTTCTTAATGCTGCTGGAACCGCTTATACATCTGCAATTAGAAACAATAGTTCTAACTATGTTTATTCAGGAACATCAACATTTGATAATCCATACCCATCAAGTATTGCATCAACACAAAGTTCAACGGCAAGTATTGCAGGTAGTACATTTGGAATATTATTACACGTAGTAGGCGCATAATATATGAATATACTATTCATACTAATAGATAATAAACTTGACGCCCATTATATCGTAAGCGAAGATGTTAATAATAAGGAAAAACCAAACCAATAATTTAATAGCGACTGTGTCTATGAATAAGACGCTGCCAAACCCTTATTATCTTTTTTCGTTCCAACATATAGCGTCAAAAGAGAGGACAAGTTTTTACCCACAGGTAATAACAAGTAATGTCCGTTATGATAAGTTTAGGTTCATAGAAGCTCCATCAACAAATCTGTCTGCTGTACCACCACAAGTTAATCTTGAATATTTGGGTCAGTATTATTACAGCATTTACGAGAACATTACAAGTGGATCAACTGATATTTCTTTAGCGTATAACAAATTAGAGAGTGGTAGAGCGTGGGTTATTGTTGGTGATGATAATACCCAAGAGTGTTTCTTTGAACCTTATATTTCTAATGATGAGGATTTCTCACAAGTTATTTATGTAAGTGAAGAAGAGGAAGCTTGCCAACAACCTTTTATTACACCAACCACAACTCCTTCTAACACACCAACTCCAAGTATTACTCCGTCCATCACACCAACGATGACGACCACACCAACCAACACACCATCACACACACCTACTTTAACTCCAACCCCAAGTTCAACTCCACCATCAGCAATAGATCCAAATAGTTTGAATGCGTTATGGTGGTTAGATTATTCTAATTCGAATAATATGAGTTTGGCAGGATCATCTGTTTTAGGTTCAAAGAACTTAACAATTTATCCTGATTTTACAGGTAAGACAGGTCAATATGCAGTTTATTATCCGACAGCGTTTAATGGTGTATCAGGTGCAACATCAGCAGAGAATAATGGATTATTTAGTTTGAGTGGTGATTATAATACATCAATTTCAGCATATACTCATTTCTTCCATTTCAGCGGAACTGCATTTAGTTCAGGAATTGTGGCACAATCGGATCAAAACCAAGATTATTCAGGAAATACACAAAGTTATAGGTGGTTCTCAACAGATGACTTTACATCATTCCCTGGCTCTGGAATTAGAACTTATACATTCTTTACAGGTGGAACATCAACAAGTCCTGAACCAGCATTTGGTTATAGTGATAATGTTTGGTATAAAGGTGCTGTTCGTGTATTCCAAACCACAAATACAGCACATACTGAATTATGGATAGATGGTGTTTTAGTGGCAGCTACAAATCAAAACGGAGAACATATCATAACAGCAGTAAATCCTATATTCAAATTATTAGGTAATGGAACATTTGATTTGAAATTAACAGAACAATTCTTCTTTGATTATAAATTGGACGATACACAAATGGGTACGATGTTTAATTATCTAAACAACAAATACTAATGTGGATAAAATGAAAAAAACTGATATTTATTAGTAATGAGCGACAAAAACAAAACAGGATTACATATACAGGAGTTTAATGCTGCCTATGTACCACAATTCCAAGAGGTAATCAAAAACAAGCCGTGGGTGTTCTACGGGGACGATAATATGTTCCCTAACCACCTGCTTACAAACTATCAATATTCCCCAATCACTCGTGCTTGTGCTAACGCTACTATGTATGGTGTGAAGGGTAAAGACCTCATCGTTAAAGAGGGAGACCCTAATGCTATTGGAATGGCAAACAGAAGTGAGACCTTATATGAGGTTTATGAGAAATGTGTTGTTGATAGAATTATATTTGGTGGATTCGCTTTGAATATCGTAAAGTCAAATGACGGAGGTATTGCTGAAATCTACCATACTGACTTCTCAAGATTGAGAGCAGGTAAAGAGGATATGTTCGGTAATGTGGATACTTACTACTATTCTGTAGATTGGAAGGGAACACAAAGATGCTCCATCTATGATTTACTATGTAAAGAAATACCAACCGATGATGAGCTATTATCCAGCTCCTGATTGGATTGCTTCTTTAACAACATCTCAATTAGATATTGAGATTAGAAACTTCCACTTGAATAATACACAAAATAGTATGATGCCAAGTATGTCGGTTTCATTCACAAACGGAGTACCGAGTGAAGAGGAACGCGATATTTTGATGAGACAATTAGAAGCTAAATATACATCCACAAATAACGCGGGTAAGATTTTCTTGTTCTTTAGTGAGAACCCTGAAACAGCACCTATCATAAGTCCAATACCGAACAACGCAAGTGATGCTTGGTATTCACAGATGGCTCCACAAATAGATCAAACGATTTTAACAGCGTGGGGTATAAGTTCGCCTATGTTGCTCGGAATTAAGACAAGCGGACAATTAGGAGGTAGAGCAGAGATGTTAGATGCTTACAATCTATTCTTACAGACAAGAATTATTCCAATTCAGGAAGATATGTTAAAGACATTCGAGAAGATCCTGTTCTTAAAAAATAAACAAATTATCAAATTGGGTATCGAGCAAAATCAAATCTTACCAGATGAGATTCAAGAACAAATTGATATAACAAAAGGAATATAACAAATGAGCACAGTTCTACTTATTAGTGAGACAAAACTTAAAGCGTTCAGCACGCTAAACTCAAATATTGATATGGCTTTATTAGTCAGCACGATCTATATGGCACAGGAACTCGGCCTCCAAACTCTTATAGGGACACGAGGCTATGACTACTATATGGACTTGGTTAAATCAGTTCAACTATCAGGAGGGACTATGTCTCAAGCAGATAGTATTATGTTGAATGATTACATCGCCCCTTATTTAATCCATCGTAGTTATTACGAGGCGATGCCTGAAGTATTTGCTCGTAAGATGAATAAAGCCATCACCATAGGTAATACAGAACAAGGTAGTTCAATAGACATTAAAGGTATGTCTTATTTGAGAGAAATAGAACAAGGTAGATACGAGTTCTACGCTCAAAGATTACTTGATAGAGTCCAAGCGTTTCCAAGTGATTATCCCTGGTATTATAACTACAATCAACAGGACGGTATGCCATCATCATCTCAAACATATTTTGCCGGTATTCACTTTGCTCCTGGTATGAGGAAACCTCCAAGAAGAAATGATTGGTATAGAAACTTACCATACTATCAAGGCCCCGAGTATGATGCTTGTGTGGATTGTTATTAAAAAACTAATATGAACGAAACAATACTATTATTTTTATCTAACGCTATAACTGGTTTTGCTGGTTGGTTTGTTGGTCGTAGAAGACAACAGGCAGACACGGATAATGCCGTACTACGCAACCTTGAGATTGCTATTGGATTATACAATAACATAATTGAGGACTTGAAGGAAGAGATACACCAATTAAACATCAAGATACAGGATTTAGAAAAAAAGGTAGATGATCTACACGCTGAAAATAGAAAATTAAAACAG